GTTCACGTGCCACAAAAGAACGGTACGTAAATTTTACGCGTTACACCGACGGCGTGGCAACACATACCGACCAAATACCGTTTGGCGCTAAACCATATCGCCTTATGACTGTTCAACAGCGCGACGCTGCCGGTTCTATTTATGACCATGCCGGACGACATACACAAGGCTTATTTGTGGCAAACCTTGACGTTTCCGGCGGCGGTGAACAACCGCGCGTAATTGACAAAACGGTAGAAAATAACAAGCCTGCCGTGCAAAAGGAAGTACAGTCTGTTATAGACGACGTTGAAAAGAAAACAAACCAACAGCTTAAACAGAGGTACAAATAGTGGCAATTAACATACCTATTATTACCTCGTTTGTTAATACCGGGGTACAGGCTGCCGACAAACAACTTAAAGCGTTTGGTACTAGCGCTAAAACGGTTGCGGGCGCGGTTGGCGGTTTTAGTCTTGCGTTAGGCACCGTTAAAAGTGTTATTGGGCCTGCCATTGCGGCGGCGTCAAACATGGAGGAAAGCCTAAGCAAAGTAAACGTAGTGTTTGGTCGTGGTGCGCGTGAGGTTGAAAAGTTTGCAAACAGCGCGGCTAAAAACCTTGGCCAGTCTAAGCAATCAGTTTTAGAAGCTGCCGGCGTTTTTGGAACGTTTGGTAAAGCAGCCGGTTTAGCCGGTGAGGATTTAGCGCTATTTAGCAACGATTTTACAACCCTTGCTACTGACTTAGCGTCGTTTAATAACACTACGCCGGAGGAAGCCGTACAAGCTATTGGTGCGGCGTTACGTGGAGAAGCTGAACCTTTGCGCCGTTTTGGTGTTTTGCTTAACGACGCAACGCTAAAACAAGAGGCAATGACCCTTGGCATTTATGACGGCAAAGGCGCGCTAACAGCACAACAAAAGATTTTGGCCGCGCAATCCGCTATCTATAAACAAACAGGCGACGCGCAAGGCGACTTTATGCGCACAAGCGACGGCCTAGCAAACAGCACCCGCACATTGTCGGCAACATTCAAAGACCTACAAGCCAAATTTGGCGCCGCATTTATTGAGCAGGCTAAAACCGCTACCGCAAACGTTAACTTTTTAGCGCAAGCATTTAACAAACTGCCTACACCAGTAAAAAACAGTAGCAACGAAATTAGCGGTTTTATTGGGTTTTTGCGCAATATGCAAAACCCGCTAAGCCAAGCGTGGTACGGGTTAACTAATTTGCGTAAAGCGTTTGAAAACGACAAAGTAACGGGCGCATACAACGAAAATTTAAGAATGTCTGCCCAACAAACAATGCGCGTTTCTGACGCTGCCGGTGAATTTAATCGTAAATTGCGCGAACAACAAGAGGAAACGGGCGGCGCTTCAAAAGCAATAAACGAACTATACGACGTTATAAACGACAAATTGGCAGACGCATTAGACGAAGCAAAAGACCAACTAGACGACGCACAAGACGCGTTTACCGATTTTGGGCAAAGCGTTGCCGACGGCATTAAAGCAGGATTTAGTTTTAGTGACGCTAAAGAAGCAGGCGTAGAAACGGGCGGCGGATTTTTAGCCGGATTACGCGACCAAGTAGCCGGGGTAAAAGAATACGCAACCAACGTAGATTTACTATTACAGCGCGGCCTAAGTCAACAAGCGCTGAGCGAAGTACTTAACGCCGGTGCGGAAGCGGGCGCCGCCATTGCAGCAGAACTAGTAGCAGGCGGCCAAGAAGCTATTACAGGCCCTAACGGCGTTAACGCGCTTGTTTCTACCGTCCAAGAAGTAGCAGACAAATTAGGCCTAGATAGTGCAAGCCGTTTTTACCAAGCGGGCGTAGACCAAGGCACCGCGCTAGTAGCAGGGCTTGAAAGCGTTTTAGCCAAATATGAAAAGATACTTAAAAACCCAAATTTAACAACTAAGCGTTTAGAGAATTTGTTAGAGCAAGCACAAACGGACATTTCATTTACCAAAATAACTGCAGGCCAAACCATTGCTACACCTGCACCAACCAAAACAGAAGCGCAAAGCGTCGCAGAAGCGCGCGCCGCCCGCGGTGGCACAACCAACTACACCGTAAACGTGCAAGGCGGATTGGCTACAGCAGCGGAAATAGGAAAAGTAACCAACGACGGCTTACGCGCTTTTGCGCGCCAAAACGGCCCATTAGATTTACCAATAGCGGGGTTTAGATAATGCCCGGCACAGCAATAGCGCAAGCCGGCAACTATGCGCTACGCGTAGACACCGGTTACGACGTCAATTCATTCCAACTAGACAGCGACATAAAAGGCTTATTAAACGGTGTTTACCCTTTAGGCCCTACAACCGATTTTGCAGACATAACCGCTAGTGCAACACAAATAAACGTACGCCGCGGCCGCCGTGACCAAGGCGACCAATTCGCAGCCGGCACCATGTCATTTACTATAAACGACGTAGACGGCGTATTTAACCCGTTTGACGAAAACAGCCCGTACTACAACACACCCGAAGCGCTACCCGGTTTAGCACCTTTGCGCGCCGTGGAACTAATCCGCTACGACAACAGCAACAACCCCGAATATTTGTACCGTGGCCGAATTGTTAACTATGAGTACAATTTTTCCCTAGACGGTTTAGACCAAGTAATAGTTTATTGCGCTGACAATTTCTATTTGCTTAGCCAAACTTACATGGACGAATTAAATGTAGCCGTAGAAACGTCCGGAGAACGTATAGAAACCGTTTTAGACCTACCGGAAGTGGACTACCCAACGGGCACGGCCCGTAACATTGACATTGGAACCGTTGACCTAGGCCACGACGCCGCCTACACCGTGCCCGCCGGTACAAATGTTTTAAGTTACCTAACGCAAATAAACCAAACCGCAGAATTTGGCCGCCTGTTTGTATCCCGTGCGGGAGTGCTGACCTTTACCCCAAGGACGGGTACTACCCTTTCCGGCAGCGTCGCAGACTTCCACGACGACGGAACCGAAATACCCTATGTTGGCCTAGGTATTACGTTTGAAGCTGACCAAGTAACTAACCGCGTGTTAATAGAAAACCTAGGTACCGCAATAGAAACGGCAGAGGATTTGGCAAGCCAAGCCGCGTTTTTTATTCAAACAAACAGCATTACGAACAGCCTTTTAGACGATACCGAATTAGCGGCAGCGGCAACCTACCTTTTAGACCCATACCCGGAAGCCCGCTATAACAGCGTAGAAACCGTATTTGGTGCTTTAACCAACGCCCAACGCGACACCGTGGCCGTTATTGACATAAACGACACTATAAGCATAGAAAAACAATTTGTTACTGGCAGCTCTACTATGACCCTTGCCCAAGAGCTAAGCGTAGAGGGCATAGAACATACCATTACGTTAAACGGGCACCGCGTAGCCTTGTTTACTAGCCCTACTACCATTGTTTACGAGCTGATTTTGGACGACGTACTGTATGGCACAATATCTACCGAAAATGTTTTAGGATAAGGACACTATGGCTATTCAAGATTTTACCGCCGGGCAAATACTTACCGCCGCCCAAATGGACGCATTACAAGCCAACGATTACAACCAAACCGTTAGCACAAAAACAGATAGTTACGTGCTTGTGGCAGCCGACAAAGGCACCCGCGTTGTAATGAACAGCGGAACCGCAAAAACTATTACCGTAAACAGCGGGCTTTTTGCAGCTGGAGACACTCTTTTTATTCAAAACATAGGCGTAGGTACTTGCACAATTACGGCGGGTACTTGCACCGTAACAACCGCATCATCACTAGCGTTAGGCACGTGGGCAGGTGGCACTTTGTATTTTACAAGTGCTAGTGCTGCTATTTTTTTTAGCGGTGGCGGTGCCGTTTATGGCGCCGGAACAGGTGGCACGTCTTCAAGCATTACCGTTGACGGTGTCGCGTACACAATGCTTACGTTTACATCTTCATCTACTTTGACTGTTACAAAAAGTGGGTTATTTGACATTTTCTTGGTAAGTGCAGGTGCAGGTGGTGGTGGTGCTGTTGCCACAGTAACCCGTGGTGGTGGTGGCGGCGGAAGCGGAACTATTGTTCAAACCACAGCGTATTTTTCCGCTAATCAAACAATAACCATTGGGGCTGGTGGTGCTGGTGGAAGTAATACCCAATCCGGCACGCACGGTTCGTTTTCCGCAATTGGTCAATTAAACGCCGTTGGCGGCGGTGGTGGTAGAGGCGACATTACAGCCCTAACAACAATTCTTGGGTTGGCTACTGGTGGTGGCGGCCACGGCGAAACAGGAAAAACAACCGGGTCAAGTTCTATTTTGTCTTCCGTGTTTGGTTTTGCTGGTGGTGACGGGATTAACAGTTCAAGCGGTGGCGGTGGTGGTTCATCACAGGCCGTTGGCGGTAACGCTGTAACTAGCACAGGTGGCGCTGGTGGTGTTGGATTGGGCTTGACAACATTTACAGGCGGCAGCATTACAACTTTTGTTGGTGCCGGTGGTGGTGGCGGTGGTTTAACTACTGGTGGTGCAGCAGGTTCCACTGGTGCTGGCGCTGGTGGTTCCGGTGCAGCGAACGGTGCAGCAGCAACAGCCAACACAGGTTCAGGCGGCGGCGGTGGCGGTGCAAACGCAGCAGGACAAACAGGTGGCAACGGTGGTTCAGGTGTTGTTTACATAAGGTTTAAGGTTTGACATGGCGCATTTTGCAAAAGTAGAAAACAACATAGTTAGTGACGTAATTGTAATTTCTAACGACGATTGCGATAATTTGCCATTTCCGGAAAGCGAGCCAGTAGGCCAAGCTTTTATAACGTCGTTGGGTATTACTGGCACATGGTTACAAACGTCTTATAACGGAAATTTTAGGGGCACATACGCTGGCGCTGGTTTTTTTTATGACGCGTCATTAGGTGAGTATGGCGAATTTGTGGCGCCACCGGTTGAGTAATGAAATGGCGTTATTTTGTTGGGTACGCGCTACTTGTAGCGGTAGTAGTTTGGGGTTGTAGTGGTTGCACAGTTTCTAAAACAAATATTGAATACCAATGCTTTACCAAGGCCGCTTGTGATTAAAACACCTGAACAACAACACGCAGGGCTAATAGTTTTTGTTGGCCGTCTAATGGCTATTTGCTTTTCTTTTACCGTCATGGCATTTATTTACGGCATTTTGTTTGTAGACCAACCAACCGAACAGGCCCCAACCGACGCGCAACTAATTGACCTGTTAAGCACGTTGCTTGTGTTTCTTACCGGCACACTTAGCGGCCTTGTTGCTTCAAATGGCCTTAAAAGCAAACCCGGCACAAACCCCGAAGCGTAATTATGACGGCTAAAGCCAAACCCGGAGTAACCGGCGCCCGCGACTACATAGGTAACAGCGACGGCCCGGCAAAAGGCAAACGGGCAGGCACCGAGGAATGGGTACGCCAAGCGGCTAAATGGTCTAACGGTGCTTTATGGAATAACGGTACGTTTATGGTGCGGGACATTAAAGGCAAGCCCGGCCAAATGTCAGTACACAGCACAGGACGCGCTATGGACTTGTCATACCGCAAAACCGACACTAAAGGCGTAGCACAAGGTAGGCAGGCCGCTAAA